AAAGCACCTGCATCCATAACAGTAGCCATTGGTGCAAGTTCATTTAAACTTTCCATAATTCTTTTATCACTGTACCAAAGAATATTGGCACGATTAGCACGAAGATCTGTTCCAATTAGAGGGAACACACCAACCACCTTACCAAACCATTTCGCCCAAGATCTTTCTGTAACATTAGCAATACCAAAAGGTATCTTTTGTTCAATAGCTAGTTGTGCAAGGTACTCTGCGTTTGTTCCTTTTTGTACACCATAGGTCCAACGTGCAAGACCTTTCATCATTTTAAAAACAGGATCTAATGCTGCGGCTCCACCACTAAATATCATGGCGTTTCTACCATGAATTAAATTTTCTACTCCTGGATCAGTAGATAATTCTGGATCAGGTAGACCCTCTAGTTCTCTAATGATAGCGTTCATACCATCATACGCTGTGGCTGCAGTGTAAGCGCCCAGACCAGCGGTTGTGGCTACAGTTCCAGCAGAAACTGGATTGTTTTTAGGATCTGTTAACCCTTTGAGTAATTGATTTCTATCTAAGAAATATAAAGGTAGTAAACTTAAAAAATCACCTGCTATACTTACATTTTGTTTGTTTACTTCTGGATAAAGTCTCATGGTAGTATTTTGTAAACCCATGAAACTATCACCAAAATAGTTAAGAACTTCGTCTACACCGAACTCAAAATCTTCTCTACCTCGACCACCTATACCAAATGTAAACTTTTTAGGTAAGAAAGTTGACCAGTTTCTTTTATCTGCCTCTAATTTTTCTCTCCAAATTCTATTTTTTTCACGTAAGGGATCTTGTACATATGCTGCAAACAGCTCTTGCTCTCGTTGCGCATCTTTGATCGCTTTTATTTCTGCAATTTGATCCTCAGTATAAGTTTCCACAGGTTGCACTGTCAAATTATTTTGTTTTCTTATGTTGTTAACTAGGTTCAATAACAACTTTTTATCGTCTTCAAATTTTTGCGTTCCTACATGATCGGGATTTAAAAAATTATTGATATCAGGAACTTGTATTTTAATATCATTTTCACCAAAAATATTTACTAAAACATCCGCTGGTATTTCAAAAGTTTTTTGAATATCTGATGTTGGAAACGCTTCTTTATAACTAAATATGCCTGGTTCAGCCATTATTTCTTCTCCATCATTTCTGGTTTACCTGTAACTAAAGATATCACATTCTTACCCACTTCTTTTATTTCAGGTGGTATGACACTTGAAATTACTTTGAGATCTCTCTTTGTAATATCAGCTTGATTTTGTAAAAATGTTTTGTTTACTATTTTAGTCCAACCGAATTGACTTAATTCATATCCATCAGTGTCAATAGGATACATTTCTTGATAAGGATCTACCCATACAAAATCAACTCCTTCTACCTCATCTCCAGAGTCAAATGGCACATCAGGGATGTTACTTAAATATTTTTTATAAGGCAAATGATCTTTCAAATTTTTAGGATCTGGATGTTGTAGAGTTGAATTACCTTGTTCATCAATAACTATTTTAGGTATATTACTCATTATCATTTCTCTTCTTAACATTTCTCTTTCATCCATATCATTAGGTATATTACCTGTTACATCCAAAACTTCTTTTGCAAACTCATACATCATTGTTGCTAATCCAACATAACCACCAACTTTACTAATTTTGCCAAACTTCGACAGTCTGTTGAAAGGTTTTTTACCTCCAAACTTATCGTAGTATTCACCAGGGTGGTTTTTCTTTAACCATTGTTTATACTCTTCTTTTATAGGAGCGGTATATTTAGAATTATATTCAAATTCAGCCATTATGGTTTAATCTCCACAGGTAAGGTTATATCTGTAAAAGTGTTTGTGTCAGGATCATACGCAGCTAGAGGAACATTTTGAGGGTTTATTTCACCAGAAGTCACATAACCATCTGGAAACTGTCCTTTATTCATTTTATATAATACTTTCAAGTCATTATTAGCGAGTCTTAATTCTTCTCTTACTGTCGCTAACGCAGATATAATTGATTTTGAGTCAATTAAACCTGTAACTTTTAAACTTTCATAAGCTCTTGCGATGTCGTCTAAGTTCAAACGACCAGAATCTTTTCTTGCTCGAGCTAGAGCATAAGCAATACCATTAATACGCACTCTGTTTTCTGCAAGTTGAGGTTTAAATTCATCTCCCCAAAATTGTTGTGATGCTGGATTATTAGGATCAAATAAAGCATTTACGTCTGTAAATTCTCCTGATCCTTCAGCAGTTTCAATTAAACCATCTTTGAAACTATTTTTAACATCTTTAATTGTTTCTTGAAATAAAGATAATTGATCTTCGGCTGCAAATAAATCGGTCATCATACCCAGACCTCTTTGTTTCAAGTCTTGTAGTAAACCAGGGAAACCAGCTAATGAGGGATCTTCCAATAAGTTTGCGATAACTCTATCAATACTGTTAATATTTCTATCGTAAAGCTGAATACTTGCAAACATTTCTGTTAAAGCTTTTCTTGGTAAGACATCTTCTGCGGTCATGGCCACTTTTTGATTGACTGTCAAGTCACCTAAACCTGTACCTATTGTAGTCCACTCAGGCTGACCGTTAGCTTGTAAAATAATATCACCGTTTGCATCTAATGCAGGTATAAGGTAAGTGCCGTTTTTAAGTTCTTTCATTTGCCAATTACCATATTCACCTGTTGCTGGATGTGTAAAACTACCCATAACAAAGTCTTTAAATAAATTAACAGGCTCTTGTTTTGGCACATATCTTTCTGTATCTAAAGGTATATTCTTTGGATGATACACTAGTTTATTTTTGTTTTTTGTGTCCATGACTTCGATATAATCAACACTGTCTGCTGGAACATGTATACTTGGATTTACTTTTTGTGATTCTACAAATTCTACCTTTTTGGTATTTAAATTAAGTACTTTTTTCCACTCTTTAGTCATGTCTTTTTTATCTTTATATCGACTAGGGTCTGCTGCGTTTGCTACGGCAAACTCCTCATATGTTGTAAAAAATCTGTTTTCTTTTAGTATGCTGTCATAAGCAACAAAAGGTTGAGTATAATTGTTAGCGACATCATATCTTCTTTGATCTTCAGGTAATTCTAAATCTTTTAAATATTGACCTAAAGTAATTTCTGTATTTAAGTTAGTAGCTCTGTCTACTACCAATTTAAATGTTGAATCTAAATTTAGTTGATTTTTATTTTTTGATTTTGCGAGTTCTTGAAAAAATCCTAAGTTTGAGAACATAGCTTGACTCATAATGTTAGCACGAGCAACAGCATCTTCTTGTTCTTTTGTTAAAGCATAAGCCCTTCTTTGTGCTTCAACTTCTTTTTCAGCAGCTGAAATAGTGGCTTCTTCTTTTCTCGTTGCTCTTCTTGCAGCAGTAAACTCAGGTAGTGTTTGTTGCACAGCTTGACCCAACACATCTAATGCTCTGCCTCGACCTGTTAATAATCTTGCACCAAAGTTAATTAAAGACGATGCTGTATCAGCCTCTTTTTGTGCTGCAATAGCCGCTCTTTCTGCACCATAATCTGTAGTGTACAGTTTTGCAGCTTCTTCAGCATATTCTTCTGCTGTTTTTTCAGGAAAAAGTTGTTGTGCAAACGTATTTGCAACAGGTTGAAACTCATTCATTCCTGCCACTATACCTGACATTTCCTCAGATACTATTGGTAGACCCGTTTCGTGATCAATATTAGGATCGCCACCGTGTTTAAGCCTAGCGACTCTTTTGAACATTTTTCTATCAAGTACGCTCATGCTTTACCTTAAATCTGGTACGTTGAATCCTTTGTATGCTCCGAGGCCCATGATCCCTAGTCCTGCAATCTGCATTAATGGACTAGTACCTGGTTGTTGTTGCACTGCCATTTGTGAAGCTGGTGTGCCTGTTAAAATACCAGAAGCAAATGACAATCGTTGGAAAGGCTCTTGTGATGCTAACTGTTGTGTTGCTCTTTGTGCGTCTAACACATTTTGTCTTTGTTGCTGTTGTAGAGTTCCTGCTTGTTGTAATTGTGCAATATCTTGTGCCATCAATCCTTGTTGTAGTTGTCCCAGTCCAGCTTGTTGGCCACCAAGGGCTGCTAATTGCTGACCAACATTGAACTGTCTGCCTTGTTGTGCTTCAAAGGACTGTTGTGCTGTTTGCTGTGCTTGTTGGAAATTTCTTGATAAATCTTCAAAAATACGTCTTGATTTAATATCTTGTAAGTTTCTAGCCATTTCTGCACTTTGTATGCCTTGACGTTCTGTACCAAAGGCACCTACACCTACAGATTGTGCATCCATTTGTTGTTGCTGTAATTTTGCTTGTCTATCTAATTCTGCTAAAGCGTTTTGTGTAACGGCTTGTTGATAAGGGTCCATGTAGGTTTGTATACCTTCTGCGGTTGGAGCAAACATTCTTGCAGATCCTCTAGTTGCTGATATACCCTCACCGATAGTTTGGCCTGCTTGATCTAAGAAAGGTTGATATTGACCAATACCTTGTTGTGCCATAGTTACAGCTTGTTGTTGTGGAGCTGTAAGTCCTGCAACTTGGAAACCAGCAATCGGTTGTGGTACACCTGCTCTACCTAATTTTCTTGCTTGGAAGTTTTCTTCTGTTTCTCCTGGCTGTCGTACAGCATTAGGATCCCCAAATGTTGCGGTTAGTAACTGTTTACCTCTCTCCTCAATATAAGGTGCCAGTCTATTATACGTGATTATTTCTTCAGCCATTACGCTACTCCTACCCCCCTCGATGAATCAGGATCCAACTTATTCATTAAATTGTACATGGCCCGTGGTCCACCAGCATTTTCTACTGCTTTTGCAGTCATTACAAACTCTCCATCACTCAGCATTGCAGGAACTAAATCATCTTTAGGTCCACCAGGTCCTGAGATTTGACCTTGTCTTCTTGGAAACTCTCCACCCATAGCATATTTATCCATATACTCCAAATCCATAATACCAC